ATGTCATGCTCCTTTTCGTCACGTGCAGGCTGGCACACACCCGGCCGGGCGGCCAGCACCGGTCAGCTGTTCACCGCTGGTTTGGGCAGCCACATCGCCAGGTAGTCCAGGAAATCGGACAGTGACGCGGCGACGGCCTGGAGCGGGGTGACCGCCCCCTGGTGGTCGGGGTCGGAGTAGGAGAACTTCCCCACCGGGAAGATGACCGGGTTCGACGGGCCCGCCTGGGCACCGACCGGGCCGTCCGCGATCATCAGCTGGACCACCTGGTCGGCGTGCTCACACCCCAGATCGACCGGTTCCCCCGTCATCGTGGTGTAGGACCCGTACCGGACGGGGATCGCGTCGGCGAAGCTGGCGTCCTGGTAGTGGGACATCGCCGCGGCGGCCCACCCGGCGGCGGTCGCCCCGGACATCACCCCCGCCGAGGTGATGTCCCACACCTGCTCCAGCCGCTGGTGCTTCCCGATCGACACCGTGTTCAGGGCGGGGGTGGACAGGGCGTAGGTCGCGACCGCGCCAGAGTCCGCGTTGTCGGCGGTCACCTGGTAGCGGGTGTACAGGGCGTTGATGAACGCGGCCAGTGACCGGGCCTGCGGTGAGGTGGAGAACAGCAGCCGGGTCGGGACGGTGGGGATCGGGTAGATGGAGATCACGTTGTGCCGGCCGATATGCCACGTGTACGAACCCGGCCGGGTGATCGTGTTCAGGAACTCGGTGAGGCTCAGCGTCCCGGAGTCCTGCGGGTCGATCAGGTACATGCCCGTCGATGACAGCGACGGGATCTTCCACCGCAGCGGCCCGGGGCTGCGGGCGGCGGCCTGGTTAAGGGCGTCGGTGACGGTCCACGACGACCAGATGTCCCGGAAGTTGTCGCCGTACTGCCCGGCCCCCTGGCAGGTCAGCGACCACGACCCGTTGTCGTTGATGACCGGCTTCTGGAGGATCCCCTCGTACTGGACGGTGCCACCCCGCGACACCTCCAGGATCCGGCCGGTGGACAGGGCCGGGGTGCGGTGGAACGCGTCCACCTGGACGGTGCACGTCAGGGTTTCCGGCCCGCCGGGGTTCGTGTCCGCCCACGTCAGGTCCGCGACCGGCCCCACATACCCCAGGGGGATCATGTCGGTGCGGTCCGGGTTGCGGGTCGTCACAGTCGATGGGGCGCGGTCATACACCGGGGGCCTCCCTTCTCGCTACGATGACGGGCATGGCCGGATACCAGCTAGACCGAAATGAACTGGACCAGCGGATGGGCCGGGCGGTGACTGGCCTGCGGGACGCCCTGGACGAAGTCGCCGCGGTCAACGCGATGCTCCAGGACACAACCATCCTTGGTGTGCCCGCCGGCCCCAACCCGGTTGACCCGCTGACCACCCTGGACCAGCCGTACACGGCGGGGGAGATCACGAACATCCGTAACGGCATGTTCGCCCTGGCGCTGGGGACGATGGTGATGCACGGGCAGGCGACTGTCCCGAGCGTGTCCGATTTCTTTTTCTTCGCCAAGCACCTGGCCGGTGCCCGCTGGTGATGGCGGGCTGACCGGCGCTGAGCGGTCCACGCTCGATGGCCTGATCACCGCCGTCAACTCGCTGCAATCGGCCCTGATCGCTGAGGGTTTCACTGCCCCGCCGCCGGTCCGGCCACCGTGGCGGGTCCCCGTGAAAATCGCTTACCGGCCCGACCCCGGGCACGGGGGGTTCTCCCCGAGCCGGTTTCGGCGTACCGGGAGCACCGGCTGCGGTTCGAGGTCACCGGGGACCCCGCCGAGCTGGAGAAGATGCTCGGCGCGTGGACACCCGCCGACGACACCCCACCGGCCCGGCCAGCGTGGCAGGTCCGCCTCGCGAGGTGGGTCCTGCGGCGGGTCTAGCTCACCGTGCCCGGGGTGACCGCACCGGCACCGGCCGTGGTAGCGGTCAGGACCCCGTCCAGGTCCTCCACCGCCGCGAGGACCGCCGCGACGACCGCGTCCACATCACCCAGGGTCAGGACCCCGTCGATCGGTGACGCGGAGAACAGCCACATCCCGCCGTGCATCACCTCACCACCGACGTCGTAGCTGAACCCGTTGACCCGCCACTCATCGTCGCGGAACTGGATATCGACCAGGCCCGCCTCATCGAACGGTGGCTGGTTATCGACGGCGAACAGCGTTTCGGTGCAGGACACCACCGGGGGCAGGGCCTCCACAGCGGCGGACAGCGCCGCCCGCACCGCATCCACCTGGGCGCCGGTCAGGTTCGCGTCACCGGGTGAGGACGACAGGAACGCGAGCTGGGTGGGGTCCCCGGCGGTGGTCACGTCGTAGATCCACATGGGGTATTCGTTGGTGCTGAACTCCCGGGTCCCGAGGATCTTGGGCACGGTGGGGCCTCCTACGCTTCGATGTTCGCGGATTGCAGGTGTGATTGCAGGTTGTTCACGGCGTTGACCAGCCCGTTGAACGCGGTCCTCTCCGAGGTCGTCATGCTGCCCGCGACCGTCGAAATCGTGGCGTTGGCGGTGGTCTGGTTCGCTATCGGCCCGATCATCCCGGCCAGGAACGTGGGGTCGTTGGCGTTGGCCAGGGTGGTCAGCACCGACCCGTTCGTCGCGACGAAATGCACCGCCGCCGAGGTCGCGGCGATGTGCGATTCCAGCCGCTTTTTGGTGTTCCGGTCCTGGGAGATGGGCTGCAACCCCACCACCGCGGTCGCGGCCAGCAGGAACAGCGACCCCACCTTGACCCTCGGTGATGCGGCCGCTTTGGACCCGGCCAGGTACAGGACGGTGGTCGCCGCCCCGGTGGCCAGGGCACGTGCGTGAGTGCGGGTGAGCTTCACCAGGACCTCCAGGTGAGACGATGCGGGAGTGAGCGAACTGTCGGACTTCGTGACGGCCCGCCTGGACGCGGCAGAGGCTTACGCCCGCGAGCCCACCAGCTGGAATGAGTGGGACCCCGGCGACCCCATCGACCCGGACCGGCAACTGCGAGTGGTGGCGTTCCTGCGCGGCGAACTGGCCGGGCACACCGGCACCCACCGCTGCGCGTGGGGTGACCACGTCACCGAAGAATCGGAGATGTGCGCCATGCAGCGGAAGATCGCATGGATCGACCGTGACCATCCCCGCTGGCAGCAGGGGTGGGAACCGTCATGAACAGGGCCCGGCTGGTGTGGCGGTGGCTGTGCCAGCCGCTGCCGGTCAGCCGCGGTGCGGCACTGGTATGGGTCGCGTTCCTGGCCAGCTCCCGGACGCTCAGCCGCCTGCTGGCCGGGCACCCCGCCGTGCTCCCATGGACAGGTGTGGCCCTGGCCGGGCTGCTGGTACTCGTCACCGTCCGGCTGGCCTGGGGCACCCGCCGGACCCGCCGCGAAACGGCCGCCGCTGGCGCCCGGCAACTCCGCGCCCGGCAGACCGCTATGGTCCGGGTGATGCTGCGGGTCAAACCGAGAGCAGACGGCCGGCCACCACCCGGGTAACCAGGCGGCGGCCGGCCGGTTCCGCTAGTCGTGGTTCAGCTGGACCCCTGCGATGCCCCACCAGTCCGACGCGGACTGGGTCCACCCCAGGGTCACACCACTACCGGTCGCGGGGGCGGTCACCCCACCGGAGTTCCCGGCACCCGAGCTGCTGTTCCCGTTCTCAATGAACCGGGACACCGCCGGGGACAGGGCCGCATCGAGCGGGTTCCCATCGGTGATGAACCCGGCGACCAGGTTGCCCGCCGCCGTGGCCGGGACAGTGACCGACGGGGTGATGCTGAACCCGGTAGCGGCGGTCACCGCACTGAACGGGCTGGCCGGGTCCACGTGGCTGAACGACTCCCCCCCGGCGGTCAGCACAGACGGGGTGCACCCGGTCATCTTGACGCTGATCACGTTCGCGCCAGCCGGCGGGGCGGGGCGGGCCCACAGGTCCATGTACCCTTCGTCACCGCCGTTGGAATGGACGACCGTCAGCCGGGTCATCGCAACCCCGTTGTCGGTGACCTTCTGGGTGCAGCCGACGTCGTTGCTGATCCCCACCGACGCCTCCACCAGCAGGGCCCGGTCCGTGCCGGACCCGACCGTCTGGGTGAAACTCAGCGACCGGGACCCGAAGCTGCGCGCGGCGGTGGCCGACCCGAACGCGACGGAGTTACCCGCCGCCGCGGTGGTCAGGACCTGGTCCGCGCCCAGGGTCGTGCCCGTGGCGTTGGTGGCCTCCACCCGGTAGTGGTAGGCGGTGGACGGTGCCAGGCCCGCCAGGGTGGCACTCTGCGCCACCGAGGCGCTGCCCGAGCCCGCGTCACCAGCGGGGACCGGGACGGACGTGCCGTAGCTGGTGGTGGTCCCGTAGTCGAACTGGTAGGTGGTGGCCTGGGCTTCGGGGTTGACGGTGCCGTTCAGGGTCGCGGCCGACGCGGTGACCCCGGTCGCGGCCTGGGTGTTGACCACCGGGGCCTGCGGGGTGCCGCCACCACCCGAACCCGGCGTGGCGGTGATCGTGTAGGCCGACACGGTGAACGTGGCGTGCTCCGCCGAGGTGATCTCGTACCCGGTGTTCAGCTGGGTCATCGTCACCGGGCCCGGGATGAACCCGTTCGAGGACAGCCAGTCCAGGCCGGCTTTGATGTCGATCGTCCCGGACTGCTGGTGGGCGCAGCTGTTCGGCGTGCCCGGGTCAGTGTCGAGCACCATGATGATCTCAGCGCCGGGCCCGCCGTACCGGTTGACCGTCCAGGTCTGCCCACCGAAAACGGCGGTGCCCAGGATGGTGTCACCGTAGGACCCGGGGTTGCACCGCCCGACCGTGTCCGCCCAGAACATCACGTCGGACGGGTAGTTCGTCCACACGTCCGGCGCGAACTCATACATGTCATTCGCGCCGGACGGGCCGGCTTCGGTGTAGTTGACTGCGAGGGTGGACAGCTGGTCAACGGGGGTGTCGGCGGTGCCGTCCCACCCGGCGCCGTCCCAGTCGTTGGTCAGCTGCTGGGTGTCGGGGAACAGCTCCACCGACCCGTTCCCGTACGGCTGCGCGTCGGCCACCAGCGACCAGGACTGGGGCCCGCCCGCGGTCAGGGTCGCTGTGGTCTGCGGGAACGCCCCGACGTCCTGGTTGGCCACATAGGTGTTGAACCCGTTGGACATGGGGCTGAACACATTGTCCTGGTAGGGGCCGCAGTTCTGGCCGAGAGTGACGGTGCAGGTGGCCGCCTGGGCGGCCCCCGCAGGGGCGGCCAGGGCCAGCCCCGTTCCCAGCAGCGCTGCGCTGAACAGCGCGGCGAGTTTCCTGATCATGATCGGTGCTCCTCGGTTTGGCGGTCGGTTGGGCACTGCGGATCAAGGCCCCGGCGGTAAGGTGACCAGCACGCGGGGTGGAGCAGCTCGGTAGCTCGCTAGGCTCATTACCTAGAGGTCGTCAGTTCAAATCTGGCCCCCGCTACTACCGGGAGAGGACCGTCCGTTGAGTTTCGGGATCTACTGCCAGTGGCCGCCCGCCGACAAACCACCCGTGGTCAGCCTGCCACAGCCGCTCAAGTACGTCCTGGCCAAACGGCTGTGGGGCCACGACGGGTCACTGCGCGGTGAGGCCATCCTGGGCAAGGACTCCGTGGAGTACCTCCAGGGCATCTGCGACGCCTCCGACCCGGACGGTGACGTGGCCAAGGGCGCGAAGATGCTGATGACGCTAATCCGCAGGCACGGCGACATGAAGCTGTGGGTCGGTGAGTGGTACGACGGTCCCGGTGACAACAACGGGCAGGTCATCCCCAGCTCCGAGCTGCCCCCCGATTTCTTCTGATATCTTGACCGCCGGGTGAAGCACCGGCCGCCGGTACAGCGGCCGGGCCACGGTGGGCCGTACGAACCCCGTGCTTCCGGGTATGGGTTGAACCCTGGCCCGCCCCCACAGCTCACTGTTCGAGGTGCGGCGGGCCGGCACCTTCGCGGATCTCCATGGGCAGGCCCATCAGCAGCTCCGGCCCGGTGACCGGCACGGGCGGGGGACAGAACGCGCTCCGGCGGTCGTCATCGACCCGGCGGACGTCGCTGACCCACTCGGGGTCCATCACCCAGTGGGAGGCCCGCCGCTGACCGGCGGGGGTGTCCGAGTAGGTGCGGATGATGTGCTCGCGCAGTTCCTCGGCCAGGCCCGTCATGCCACCCGACCTTACTGGTACGGTGGGGTTCTGCTCTGATCCCCCCGCCACCGGCCCGCGCACCTCTACTGCGCAGGGGCCGCCAGCGGGGGGATTATTCAGTTCCGGGGCTACCCTGACCGCATGGACTATGCCGACCGGCCGATTGTGGAGCGGGAACTGCGCCTGACCCTGGACATCCTCCGCCACGAACTACGGGCCATCAGCGAGGACACCCCCGGTGACCGCGACGCGTGGGACGCGAAGATGGCCGAGTTCCAGGACGCGGAGCAGAGATTGCGGATGTACCTGGACCGGCAGGACCGGCGGGCCCAGGCCGGGCTACTATTGCCTGGCTGAGCCTGGGCGCCAGTCAATATGTCGCCTGGGTAGGGGACGCCCGAACCGCCGCCAGCCGTACAGGGTCCTAGGCCCGCACCGGCCCGGCGGTTGCGGCACAGCAGAGGGCCCCGGCCCGCGCCCGACTAGATCCGGGCACGGTACGGGGTCCCTCCGTGTGTCAGTACAGCCGTGAGTCGCGCCACCGCCGCCAGAACCCCGCCGTCAGGGCAGGAGCCCCAGCGTCGGGGGAGTACGCCAGCATCCACCCCGGCCCCTCCGGGTCCATGACCAGCGGCCCCCCGGACATCGCCGCCACACTGTCGAGCGCGGACACCGCCGATTCCCGGCCGTACGGCGACGCGAGGACCCGGCCCCAGTCCCGGTTCTTGTTCAGCTCCGGGGCGTCAGCCCACAGGTTCGGGGCCCCCACCGCGTCGTTGTACACCAGCAGCTGCCCGGACACGTCCGCCACGATGATGTCCATGCACCGGTCCGCCGCGTTGGTGGACGTGACCCCCGCCGTGGTGAACGCCGACGTCTGGTCATCGGCAATATCACGGCAGGGCAGGGCCACCTCATCGAGCGTCACATACCCGTTGAGGATCGCGGGGATCTCCGCGGACGGGGTCAGGACCCGCGACACCGTCCGCACGGTTGGGGTGCCCCCCACGTACGGGTACTGCTTGAAAGTGACCGTGTGGGTCCGCTGCGCCGATGGGGTGTCGATCACCAGCCAGATCGTGATGATCGTGTACGTGCCGGCGTAGCGGGCGTTCAGCCCAGGGACCGGCGACGGGATGGTGTACTCCCGCCCATCGGGTGCATCGAGCCCCGACCCCACCGGGATCAGCGGGGAGAACGTCGCCGGGGCGTCATACCCCGGGACGTGCACGATCAGGGTTTTGATGTTGGGCAGCGCCGCTGTGGTGGTGATCGCCACCGACCCGTTAGCGGCAGCCGAGGACGACACCGCACCGGACGTGGACACCGCACCACCGGACGCACCGCCAGGCGCCGACCCGGCCACACCCGGGTTGTTCCCCCCGGCCGCGCCGCCAGCACCACCGGCACCACCCCCGGTGGGGGCCGCTGCGCCGGCCTGCCCGGCCGCGTCGTTGCCCTGGGCCGAATCACCAGCTGAGGACCCGCCACCGCCACCTGTGGTCACGGCGGTGAAACCGTTACCGCCACGCAGCGGGGTGTTCCCCCCAGCGGGGGTGACACAGTTCGCGGTCACCCCACCGAGCCCGCCTGTGGTGGTGTCCGGCGGGACGGACTTCCCGCCGTCCGCGACGAACGCCAGGCTGTCGAAACTGGACTTGCCGCCGTCGGTGAGCCCACCTGTGTTGGCCGACTGGATTTCGATCCCGGCCAGCTCCCAGACCTGCGACGCGGGGGCGGTCAGCCCGCAGGTCTGCGCCCCCGCCGCAGCGGCCTGCTGCCACGCCCAGTACCCGGTGTAGGTGGACGGGACCACGTGGTAGGCGTCCTCCGTCGCGGAGGACCGGTATGTCCGGGCGGAGGACGCGGCGTTGCGGTCAGCGTTGACCCACGACACCACGCTTTGCGCCGCGACGGTTGTGCACGTCCCGGACGGGGCGGACCCGGACCCGGAGCTGGACAGCAGCGCCGGGGACCCGGCCAGTTTCGCGTTGCCCCACCGCTCGACCAGCATCGCGTGTGGCATGGGGTAGCCGGAGAACGGCACCGACACCGTCATGGCTGACGGGGTGGCGCCCACGGTCGCGGTCCACACCGTGCACCGGGACGTGCCGAACGCCGTCCCGATGTTGACCCGCTGGGTCCAGGTCAGGCCCCCGCCGGACGGGGACCCGAAGCTGGCGAACGCATCCTCAATGACCCCCTTGATGACGATGACCTCACCCGCGGCCGGGGTGAAACTGGGGGTGGCCAGGGTGAACCCGTTCGCGCCGTCCTGCTGCACGAAATACGACGTGGTCAGGGTCGGGAACGTCCCGGACCCGCCCGCCGCGCCGACCACACCGAACATGGCCTGCCCGGGGGTCATCGGGTACGTGTCGTGCCCCACCCCGGCGCCGGCGCCGCCACCACCGGCCAGCCCAGCGGTGGTGCGGCTGCCACCTTTGCCGGCCGCGCCCTTGACCCGGATTTTCCCCGAGGTCTGCCCGATCCCGGGGATGAACGTGATCGGGCCCGCGGTGGAGAACGTGGTGGTGGCCAGTGCGGGTGACGCGGGCGCCGCAGGCTGGAACTGGGCGTCCATCAGGGTGCGGACCACCCCACCGGGCGCACCGATGTTGTACACGGTGCCGCGCAGCTGCGCGATCGGGGCGTTCGCCGACGCGGTGGCGGTGAGCCCGTTGAGGTACACGTCGGCGTCCATCCGCAGGTTCCCCGAGAATGACACCTCCCGCCACGCTTTGATCGACCACGCGGAGATCGTTGCCACGTTGAACCCGGCGGGCATGTTCTGGATAGCGAACGTGGTGGTCACCCACGTGGGGAAAGCCGGGTTGTTCGACGCGGAGCACTGCGCGTAGTTGCCGAACGTCGCGACTTTCCCCGCCCCGTCGGTCAGGGTCAGGGAGAACGTGACCCTGCCCTCATGCCACAGGGTGTAGTTCGACGTGCCGAGCCCGAAGTTGAGGGTCAGCCGGTCCAGCCCGGTGATGTCCACCGGGCCGGCCAGGGTGTGGGTGTACAGCGGGGCGGTGTTCCCCCCCGACCCGGCGTACGACCACCGGGCCGACGCCGAGTCGCTGACGACCTGCGCGGATGACGACCACAGGGACGGCTGGGTGGATGACGACACGGTGGAGAAGTCATCGAGCCGCACCGGGGCCACCGAACTGGACCAGCCCACCGCCGGGATGGGGAACGGCAGCACCGTGTAATCGGCGCTGCGCCCGAACGGGTGAGCGGGAAACGTCAGGTTCACAAACGCGACCAGTTCGTCCTCACTGTCCTGGTCGGGGTTCTGCGCGGCTTCGGTGGCCCGGTAGCAGTCGTACACCAGCGGCAGGGCGGTGCCGCCCTGCGGGTCGGGGGTCCACTGCAACGGGAACTTGGGCTGATCCACCAGCCCGAAGATCATTTCCTTGGCGCCGTTGAGGTTGGCCCGGCTGGTCCCGTAGATCACCACCGGCAGGGTGATCGTCCGGTTTTCGGTGCGCCTGCCCGTGGGGACGCTGCCATCAGTCAGCAGCGCCGCGACGACCGCCGTTTCCGGCTGGCCCGCGCCCCGGTTGAAATTGGGCTGGAGCACGAACTCCGCGCCGGGGCACAGCGGGTGGGCTGACGCCACCCCGCCGCGCATCAGCTCGCAGGTGCCCGCGAGGATCAGCGAGTCCGAAGCGCTCACATGAACCTCCCGGCCACCGTTGCGATGTTTTTGTTCAGGACGTCGTCCAGGCCCCGGCTGGTGCCCGGTGCGACCCCGCGGACCGCGGCGGTGACCTCGCGGCGCATCTGGTGCATGGCGTCGGCCAGTTCAGCCCACCCGCCACCACCAGACGGTGACGCGCCACCGTCACCCGACCAGCCCGACCGTGGGCCGAACCGGCCGACCGGGTCCAGGAACGGCATGCCCACGGGCATCCTCGGCCTGCCGAACAGCCCCGCGAGCCCGGCGGGGATCCCACCCGCCGCACCTGGCTGCCCGCCACCGATGTAGGGCAGCAGCCACGCCGGCGCCGGGAACGTGGGCCCTGGCGCGGAACCACCGCCGCCACCACTGGACCCGCCCCCGGTGTCGCCGCCACCGTCACCGCCGGGGTCGCCCGGGTCCGGGGCTGGCTTGCCCGGACCGCCGTACTTGGCGCCGGACGGGTAACCGGCGAGCCGCCGCAGGATCGCGATCTTGCGGGACAGCGCCGATTCGGTCCTGCCCTCGGTGATGTTGAACCGGGCCAGGTTCGCGCGGGCCACCATCCGGTCCCGGTGGTGCTCGTTGTACCCGATCGTGCCCTTTTTGGCCTTCGGGTGGTTCAGGAACCACAGCTCGGTGACGTCCACACTGGTCCGCAGTTTCCGCCGCCGGATGGCAGCGTGCTTCTCGTCGGTGCGCAGCGTGTGCACCGCCGTGGCCAGCTGGGCCAGCCACTTTTTGCGGTACGGGTCGTGCTTGCCGACTTTGCCGCCCTTCGCGAACCCGCCCGGCGGCACCCCGAACCCGGAGTTGCCCCCGGAACTGTGGATGACCGTACCGACACCGGGGTTGTCCGCACCGACGTACCGGCCGCCGCCCAGGGAGATCCCGACGTGTGACGCGGTCCCGCCACCGCCGTAGAAAAAGACCAGTGCACCGGGGATGTCCCCCGACGGTTTGGCCCACAGCTGCTGGGTTTGTGAGGTGCGCGGCGGGCTGTACCCGTAGTGGTTGTAACACCACTTAGAGAAGCCACTGCAATCCCAGCCTGCCGGGGTGTTACCACCCCACACGTACGGGTGGTTCAGGCCGGTGCCGAACGACGCGGCGTACCGGGCCAGGCCGCGGTTGCCGCCCTTCCCGATCCCGAAACTGCCCGCGTTGGCTTTCAGCTGCGCGCTTTTGATGCCCGCAGCGGTCGCTTTCGCGGTGGCCTGCTCAATGGTGGTGACGGTCTGGTTGTACTGGGACGTCTCAAACGACCCCACACCACGGGGGGTGCCCTTGAACGTGCCGGCGACCTGCCCGCCAGCGGCCATGCCCGGGTACAGGATCGCGGCCTGCCCGGTGTTGACCGCGTGCATGGCCCGGTCCCCGTAGTGGGCCGCCGAGTTGGCGCGGATCACCCATTCGTTGTTCGACAGGGCGTACAGGCCCGCCTTGTCCTCGGTCGGCCCACCCGGACCGCGGACCGCACCACCGGTCGCGCTGTTCTTGATGCGCCTGCCACCACCACCGTTGAGGAGCTGACCGCCGTGGGACAGCTCGGACACGCTCCAGTGACCCGACGCGGCCACGGTGATGTCCACCGCCTTGTTTTTCAGTAGCCGCAGCGCCTCCCGCAGGGCGTCCACCTCCGCCGCCGCGAACTTGGAATGCCCGGCGTGGACCTTGAGCCATTTGATCTGGTCCTGGATGGTGCCGGTGGCCTTGGCCATCCCGTTTTTCTGCCGGGACTCCCCGTTGGCCAGGTCGATGGCCGCCTGGGTGGCCAGGAGCACCTGCTGGCGGGCGTCCATCGCCGCGGAGGACTGCCCCCGCAGGCCCGTGTTCGAGTTGTTGATCGCGGTCAGGGCAGTCTTCTGGGCCTGCTGGAACGACAGGAGGCTCTGCTGCCCGGTCAGAAGCCCGTTGGTGACCCGGTCCAGGGACCTTTTCAGGGCGTTCTGCGCGTCGGTCAGCCGCAGTGACGCCACCGTTGCCTGACCGGACCCGGTCGCGTAGGAGACAATCTTGCGGAACGCCGCCTGGCCGGCCTGGCCGCTGGCGGCGAGCTGCTGCCCGGTAACCCCCGCCTTCTGCGCGAGCTTCTGCGCCGCCCCGGCGGACAGCCCGTACACGTCCTGCAACGTGTGCAGCCGCGTGGACAGGTTCGCCGCCGCACTGGCCACCTGCGCGTGGACCTGCGCCAGGACCCCCATCCTCAGCTGGTACGCCTTCGCGGCGAGCCCCGAATCGGCCATGCCACCCTGGGCGCTGCGGAACGACTGCGCGAGCCGGCTGTTACTGCCCTCCGCGACGTTGGTCTGCTTCGCGAGCCTCGCGTACGCGTCGGAGCTGAACCCGGCCGCTTTGACCTGCCGGTCGATGGACTCGCCAAGCCTGTCCTCGGTCGCCTTGAACCCGTTGGTGGCGACGGCCAGCACACCGATCGCGGCGGCGGCCACCCCCAGCGGGCCGAGCAGGGACACCAGCACAGACGCGGCGGTGCCGCCCCTGGCGACGAACGACGCGAGTTTCCCCCCGGCGGTGCCCGCCGCACCGGAGAACGCCGACGCGGCGACCGCAGCGTTCCTGTACCCGCCGACCAGCCGGCCGATGACCCCGTACAGCTTCGTGGCCCCAGTGATCGCGGTCCCGGAACTGAACACCGTCAGGCCCGTTTTGACGCCCAGGAACGCGAGCTTGAGCCGGGCCAGGGTGCCCCGCAGCAGACCGAAGTAGATCACCGCCCGGACCAGGCCGGCGTTCGCGGTGAGCTGCGCCATGATCTGGGTCAGCGGGACCAGGATCTGGAGAAGCGCCTTGGAGTTCGCCGGGGACGCCAGCCCGACCGTGGCCGCCGCCACGTTCTTGATGATGACCACCAGGTTCTTGAGGACCTGCACCGCCAGGGGTGTTTCGGTTTTGAACGTGGTCATCAGCGACTGGAACCCCGAGTGGCTGGGCAGCGACGTGGCCCACTGGCGGAACTTCGCGGTCAGCTTCTCCGTGCCGGCCCCGACCGTGTCCGCCATCGGGAGGAACGCCCGGATGATCCCGCCGATCCCCACCGCGATGTTCGCGATGGAATGGCCCAGGAACAAGATCGCGGGGATCACGTGCGGGACCAGTTCCTGCACGAATTTGGTCAGCCCACCCCCGGACAGCGACCTGGAGGCCTGGCCTATCAGGATGCCGATGGCTTTCGCGCCGGCCAGTACCAGCGGGGTGATGTCGTGCAGCAGCGGGTTGACCAGGGTCAGGCCCTTCTGCAACGGGGCCAGCACCGGGCGGGCCAGGCCGTTCGCCCACTTCTGGTAGGAGTCCTGGGTGGCCTTGAGGGTTTTCGCGAACGCGATCACCGGGGCTGGGGTGTCTTTCACCGCGGCGTTGTACTTCGCCTGGGCGGCGGCCATCGCCGTGGTGCGGGACGCGGCGGCGGTCTGCTGGGATGCACCCCCGGCCAGGGCAGCCTTGTACGCCAGCTGGCCCGTGACCCGGGCGGAGTCCAGGGCCTTCTGCGCGGTGGTCACCGCGGACGTCTCGGTGATCAGCGGTTTGAGGGCGACGCTGTACGCGGCCAGGCCCGCACCACCGGACGCGAACGCGGCGGCCAGCCCACCCGCGGTGACCAGCAGCCCGGCCAGGGCCGGTTCCGCGACGCCCGTCGCGAGGTTCACCGCACCCAGGGCCTTCGCGAAAATGCTGGAGTCTTTCGACGCGATCTGGGTCACCGCGTCGAACCCGGTCACCGTGCCGACCAGGGCGAACACGCTTTTGTTAGCGGACCCGGCGTCCTTGGACTGCTGCCGGAACGACGCGGAGGACCGGCCCACCGACGCGGAGGCCTTGTCCGTCTGGGCGGACAGCTGCCGCATCGCGGTTTCGTTGCGGTTCAGGGCGGCCTGGGACGCGGCGACGGACTTGTTTGACTTGTCCACCTGGTCGGCGAACCGGTTGAACGCGGAACCGGCCCGGTCGTCCCCGAGCAGCACAAACCGCAGCGTGGTTCCCACCGGGGCCTCCCTTGACATGCAGGTAAAGGCGGCCCGCGCATGGGGTGCGCGGGGCCGCCTCACGGCCGGTGCCCAGGTCAGGCTTTGAGCCGTTTCGCTACGTCGTTCATCGCCGCCTGGGCGGCGTCCTGGAGGTCCCGGCCGGACGCGATGATCGGGTCCTCGAACCACTGCGGTTTGCCGGTCTGGTGCCTCCACGTCCACGCCCCGGCTTTGACCGTGGGCCGCAAACCGGGGGCCATGTGCCGGAACTTCCGGTTTTTCGACGGGGCCGCTTTGAACCGTGACCCACGCGCATACACCGGGTGGGGCCAGCCCTCCCGGGAGTCCACATGCTTGGGCAGGGTGCTCTCACCCCTGGGCATCTTGGAGCCCAGCGACACAATGTCCAGCCGGATCCCGTTCTTCGTCAGCCCCACCGAGCTGCCCACCGTCCGGGCGATCGTCTCCCGCAGCGGCGGGTGCGGCCGGGCGCCCGGCTCCGATGGTTTGACCGCCATGTCCAGGATGGACCGCTGAACCTTTTCAACGGTTGGCCTGGCCAGGGCCCGGAAGTTGCGGCGCAGCTCCCGTTTCAGCTGCGGGTCCGCGCTGCGCAGCAGGATCGCCAGTTTCCGCATCTGCGCGGGCCCGGTCCCGGTGATCTGAGCCATCACAGCCCCCTGGTGTTGATGTTCTTTTTCCTGGTCCGGGCGCCGTTACGGGCCGCCCACAGGTCGGCTTCCTCCTGGTCGGTCATCCGGTAGTACTCGGCCCATTCGGCGATCTCCCGGCTGTCTACATACCGGAGGGTGTCTCTGACGGACCGTCCGAGCTGGGCGGCGAGCCGGAAGTAGACCCGCCGTTCGGGGTGTTCCCGGAGTCTTTTCCCAGCTCCTCCATGTCCTCCTCGGACAGGCCGGACAGCCGGGCGGCGACCTGCCCGACCCGTTCCAGGGCGGCGGCGGACTTGCGGCCCAGGGCATCTACCTGCTGCTGGGTGAACGCCGGCTCCAGGGTGTCGGGGTTCACGATGCACCGGGAGCACAGTTTCGCGGACGCGTTCGACACGTCCTGCACCACCCGTTTGCCCTGCTGGACGGCCATGGCCGCGAAATACTCATCACGGCCGTGGCCGTCCATGCCGCGCACCAGGACCTTGCCGTGCCACTCGGGCACGTCAACGGTTTCGGTGGGGCGGTCATCTGCGTCAAGGATCTGCTCAGCGGTCAGAAATTCGGTCATGGGAGGCCGGTCCCTTCGGGGGGTGAGTATCGCAGGGTGGTGCTACAGCTTCGCTGCTTTGGCTTCCGCCTGGTGGGCGGCCGTCAGCAGGGCGTGGATCCGTGCTTTCGTGGACGCGATCCGGTCCTTGATGTTCGCGACCTTCTCGTGTGCGGTCTGCGCGGCGGTGTGCTTCGCCGCCTGGTGGTGGTGCTTGGCGGACTTGTGGTGGTGGGCGTGGTTGCGGTGCTGGGCCGCCTGTTTGCGGTGCGCAGCGGCTTTCGCGGCCCTGGCGGCAGGCCCGCCCCCGGCACCGCCGCTGGGGCCGCCACCGGCCGCTGCGGTGGCTTTGCGGGCCTGGTTCTCCGCCAGTACCTCCTCCGCTTTCAGGACGGTCAGGGTGTGTTCGAGGCGCTTAGCCTCCTCCCGGTCGTGGTGAGCCTCATCGAGCAGTTGCCGTTTCCCGCCCGTCTGCGCTTTGACCGGCCGGCCCTTGACCGGCTGCGACGCGGCGCCGCCAGCCGCGGCCGCCGCGAACTGCCCCCCGGCCGGTGACCCGGCCGGGGCGTGGACCGTGTTGAACCGGCCCAGGGCGACGTCCTCCCGGTACTCGCGGGACAGCGCCGCGAGCCGCATGCCGGTCATGTCATCAGCCACGGTGCTCCCCTTCCGCGGGGTCAGGTCAGGGGATCACGACGTTCTGCGCCGGGACCTTCGTGATGGTGAACTGGACCTCGATACGGCCAGGGTCATCAGTGCCGGTCTGCGGCACGCACGCGGCGACCTTGATGGGGAAAACGTCCATCTTCTGGCCCACGACGTCGCCTTCCCACAGGCAGATGATGAACCCGGCGGTATCGCGGGGCAGCACCGTCCGCACATCGTTGGAGGTGGAACTGGCGTAGATCGTCAGGGACGAATCGTCGGCGCTGATCCGCCCGGGGATCTTCCCGGTGAACCGGGATGACAGGTCCGGGACGTCCACCGACGCGGAGCTGACCGTGAACCCGGACACCTCCGCGACCTCATCGGACAGGTCAGTGCCCGCGTTGATTTCCGCCCTGGTCGGTGCGGTGTACGTCGCGATCGTCGGCACGTAGTAGAACTTCCGGGTGCCTTCGGGGACGTACCTGGTCGTGGCTGTCAGCTTCGGCGGTGCCATCAGTTGCTCTCCGATCCGCCGGACCTGGACCCGGCCGCCTTGGCACCCGGCTTACCGGGGGCCGTTTTGCCGGCCTGGTCGCCGGACCCGTCCTTGGTGGTGCCGCCCGGGGCTGGGTCCGGGACGTTCGGGTCGCCGCTGCCATCCGGCGGTGGCTGCCCGTCGCCGTCGTTGTGCTTGGCGATGGCCGCCTCCGCGGCCAGGAACTCGTCTTGCCGCCGCTTGATGTCCGCCTGGACCTGCGCCTCAGTCAGCGGCTCCGGGCCGGCGGGGACCGGGTCGGGGGCCAGGTCATCGGCCAGCAGCGTCCACCCCGCCAGGTAGTGCTGCGCCAGGGACGATTCCGGCACCGTCGCGACACCCCCCGTATCGGGGTGGATGATCCGCACTTCGCGGTAGTTGTTTTCCGGCATGGGTCAGCTCCCAGAACGCGTGCAGGCCAGCGTGGTGCTGGCGAAGGCGGACAGGTCGAATGTGGCCAGGCCCCCGGCAGCCGGGTCACCGTAAACGGCGGGGTCCAGCGGGATCTGGGTGTCACCCACCGCGCACACCACCCGCCGGGACGGTGCCGCAGCCGCCGACGGGGTTGGCACCCCCAGCCCGCCAGGGGATGGGATCGCGGCGGGGACGTGAAGGTCACAGTTGATCGACCCGCCCGACGCGTTCTTCACGATCAGGATCACGTCCTGGCCGGTTGGGGCGGTGTGCCCGGTGGTCTGCGTCGGGGTCGAATAGGTGACCAGCAGGCCGGTCGGTGTCGCGACCTGCACGGCCAGCGCGGTGGCTGCCATTGGGAACTCCCTGTGGGTTGGGTTGCGGTTACGCTGGCCGGGTCTGGTGGGTGCGGTGCCCCTGCCGCGAACGCGGCGCAAGGCATCCCGTTGCGGGCCGGGGCCCGCAGGGCTGAGCGCGCCAGCGCCGCACCTGCCAGGCCGCGCGTCTAGCGGTTGGTGAACGCATCGACGGCGACGGTGAACCGCAGCCGCATCTCCTGCCCGCCGGTTGTGGCGTCCTGCCGCAGCGCCCACGTGCCGACTTTGGCTTTCATGACCGAGTTACGCAGCTTGGGGTCGTCCCGGATGAGCTGCCCCACCGCGGAGAAGATGGCGAACGCCCGGGTGCGGGCGGGGAGGGCACCCATGTCACCGATCAGGACCGCGATGATGCACGACACCGAGTAGGTTTCCCGGTCCTGGGAGGACCCCAGGTCGCCGTAGGCGATGGTGGCCTCCGCGGCGGCGTCATCGTCGGGTTCCATGAACCCGACCCCGAGGACCTCCGTGGCGTCGGACTCCACATCCCCGGTGTCGTCGGGGGTGCCGTCCGGGTTGGTGTCGGCGTCGTTGCCGGGCCCGTTCCCGTCCCACACCGCCACCCCCGACAGTGACCCCGTGGGGAGGCTGGACGCGGACCGGAACATGGCCACCAGGGCGGCCATCGCCGCAGGCGCAGTCGAACCCCAGGTCACAGTGACCTCCAGGTGGTTGGGTGGTGCCGGGTCAGACCGAGGGGAGCAGGTCACCCTCCAGCAGCTCCAGGACCCGCCTAGGCACGGAGAAGCTGAACCCCTGCGTGGAGCTGAACACTTCCTCGCCTTGCAGCAGCGCCGGGGCCATCGACCCCCGCTGGGTTTCCCACAGGTGCCGGCACTGTTCCTTCGCCGCGTGGATCCACGGTTCGCGGATCTCCGCCCGCCCGCACGTGTAGACCGCATCCCACGGCCCCCACCAGAACTCCATCATCGACGGCTGGTAGATCAGCCCCGCCTCACTGTCCGCCGCCAGGACCGTCCCATCCCCAGGGTCGGCCCACGACGGGCCACCCGCCCACTGGGAGGTGACCGACTGGACCGACAGGATGGGCCGGTTCGGGACCACCAGCTGCAACCGGCCCTCACTGACCCGGTCGGTGAACTGGCGGGGCACACAGATCCCGATCTTGTCCTCGACCAGCTCCGTGGCCGCCATCATGAACGCCGCCATCTCATCGTCACTGCCGGCCTTGACCCGGGACTTGTTCAGGTGGTCTTTCATCTCGGCCATCGACACAATGGAGGCGTACCGGCGGACGTTGACGAACTCGGGGAACGGTGCCGTGCCCGGCCCGGTGGTGACCCACGCGAACTGGTACAGGCCCGGCGCCGGGAGGGTGTAGTCGTAGGTGTAGATCCCCGACCCGGGCGGGTTATTGACCGGGGCCGGGGCCGGGGACAGCAGCTTCCCCCCCGGCAGGGTGATGTTCAGGGACACACCACCCGCCGGGATGCTGCCATCCCCGACTTGCAGCTTCGCCTCGTACACCTGTCCCGCGCACAGCACCTACGGCCTCCCGCTGGTAGTCGAAACCGCCGGGCCGGCGCCGCCGCTGGCCACGCTGGACACCAGAGGACCGCCCCCGGCCAGGGCGGTCCCGAATACAGCCGGGGTCACAGCGACCGCGGCAGCTCTTAGTGCGGCACCCACCGCTGCGGCCAGCCCAGCGGTGGGCAGCGCGGACAGGTGCAGCCCAGCTCCCGGCGCGGTCGCGGCCCCAAGCGCGGCCCCTGCCGGGTAGAACATGGACCCCACCCCGGCAGGTGCCGGCGCGGCCCCGGCCCCGGCGGCCACGGTGGTGACCCCACGGCTGGCCAGGGTCAGTGACGTCACCGGGGCGGCACCGGCCGCCTGGGCCAGGGCCACCGCGAACCCGGCGCCGGGGGTGACCGGCTGGGCGGCCCCGGAGGCCGCCGCGACTCCGGCCGCCGCCGCCACCGCCAGGGTCACCGCTGGTGCGGTGCCGGTGGCGGCGGCCGGGCCGGCCAGCACCGTGCCCGCCAGGGTCAGGGCAGGTGCGGACACGGTTCCCGCCGCGCGGGGGACGGTCACCGACGCGGCCAGGGTCAGGGCAGGGGCGGTGCCGGTTCCCGCCGCCGGGCCGGCGACGGCGGAGGTCTGCCCGCTGGTGGAAGCGGACGCCCCCGGAGCGGACCCTGTCCCAGCTCCCGGGCCAGCAGCGGGTGCCACCGTGGCGGCTGGGCCCGGGTTGGGTGCGGTGCCCGTGCCAGCAGCACGCGGCACCGCCGCGGTCGCGGCCACGGTCACGGCCGGCGCGGATCCGGTGCCTGCCCCCACCGGCACCGCCGCCGAAGCGGCCAGGCCCGCACCGGGTGCACCGCCCGTACTCACCGCAGCCGGGACCGCCGCTGCGGCGGCCAGGGCCAGGCCTGGTGCCGTTCCGGTTCCCGCACCGGCCGCCACCGCCACCGTGGCGGACAGGCCCGCTCCCGGGGCGGCGCCAGTCCCCACGGCCAGACCTGCGGTAGCTGTGGCGGAACTGGACGTGGACGCGGTCACCACCGGGGCGGCCCCGGTCCCAGCGGCCACCGTGGCGGCTGGGCTGACCGCCGCCGTGACCGACCCACCGGGGGCGGTGCCGGTGCCAGCCGCCCGGCTGGTCGCGACCGAGCCGGCCAGGGTCAGGACCCGTGCCGCACCGGCACCCGCCGCGACCGGCGCCGCCGGGGCCACCGCCGCAGCAGCGGCCGGGCCGGGGGCCGTCCCGGTCCCTGCGGCCACCCCGACCGACGCGGACGTGCCACCACCGCCGGCGACCTGCGCGACCCACACCCCGGCGTAACAGGTGCCCGGTGATGCGGACTCGGCCAGCGGTGTCCACGTCAGCCCGGAGCTGTCCGTGATCGCCATTGTGGTGGAGGTGGTCCCGTTCGCCGCCCCGTCGGTCCCCACCAGGGCCACCAGAAGCGCCCCCGCCGGCGGGGTGAAACTGGCCGTCGTGACCGCCGTCAGTGTGTCAGTGAAAGCGAGCGTCGGCGCGGAGGCGTCCTCCGCCAGGGTGGTGTTCGCGAGTATCTCAGCGGCGGCGATGTTCTCGAACCCGCCCGCCGCCGAGGACAGGCCCACCGTGGTCGCGCCGGGGGTGCCGGTCACCGACGTGGTCCTCACATACCCGTACGACTCACCGTTGGGGGTGTCGTCGTGCTGGGCCCCGGCCGAGCAACCAGTGTTCGGGGTCCATGCCCCGGAGCTTTCCTGGCTGATCGCGGCGTAGACCAGCGACCCGGCGACGGTGGTGGTGACACTGACCCGGTTCGGGCTGGCACCCTCCAGGTGGTTGTGCCCGCCGGTCTGGCTGGCCGGCGCTTTCGCACCGGTCAGCACCACCACCTTGAGAGCCATCCCGGCGAATGACGCACCACCCTGGGTTGCGGTTACCGTCGCCACACCGCCACCGCCTCCCCGCCACCCCGCAGTGTTGTTACAGGGTGTAGCGGAATATGCCCAGCACGTCCCAGACCACGGTGAACGTCCCGGCGGTCACCCCGGCGGGCTGGGTGCTGAACGCGTGGTAGGACATGCCGAGGTCCGCGACGGGGGTGGTGACCGTGTCGTCGTAGACCAGCACCCCGTACGCGTTCGCGATCGTGACGTTCCCCGCCCCGGCCGTGTCCGCCGCGTCGTACCACACCACCCCGGCGGTATCGGCGAAATGGGTGGTGATCCCGGACAGGACCCGCCCGCCGGCCGCCCAGTTGGTGTCGGTCAGCTCGTTAGCGGCGACCCACGCCCCGCCCGCACCGTTGTAGGCGTTGTGCGCGGCGGTGTCGTCCTGGTTGGGGGTGCCGGTATTCCCGTAGATCGCGACCTTCGGGACGTCGGTGTCCAGGTCGATCGCACTGGTCGTGCGGTCGCACAGGTCCTTGGTCCAGTTCCGCATGATCTTTGAGCTGCTGCCGAATGTCACCGCTCAGCCCTCCCCGTCCGTGACGTGCGCCAGGCGTGCCACAGCCTCGGCGTGCCGGGCCTGTTCCGCGGCCAACTCCGCTGCCATCACCCGGATGTCCTCGGCGCCGCTGGAACCGAGCAGGTCCATCGCCGCACCGAGGGCGTCATCAGCGGCGGCACGGGCCTGATCCTGCCCGGCCTCAGCGGTCGCGATCATGTCCTCGGCGGCGCCGTGGGCCTTGCGGACCTTGGTTTCCATCCGGTCCAGGGCTTCCTGGGTGACGGCGACTTCCATCAGGGCTTCCTGCACCGCCCTGGCGGGTGTGCCCGGGACGTTGTCGGTTACCTTCGCGGTCACGGGCGGGGCATCGCCCGATCCTGACGCGGTGTTGCTGGCCATCACAGCCCCCTTGCCTCAGCGCCCGCCTGTGCGAGCGGTGCGAACATGATCAGGTCGTTTGAGCCGTCTGGCCGGTCAACTCGGACACCGCCGTAAGCCCGGCCGTCGGTGCCCATCCGCTGGATTTCACCGTTCAGGTAGTCCTCCCGGGGCAGTGCCGTGATCTTCACGTCAGCACCCACACGGACCAGAGGCGCTACCAGCCCGTGCAGGCCGGGGCACGGGTGGTAGCGGTTCGGGAACAGCAGCGGCGTTGTGTCCCGGGTGGGGCAGTTCGGGCAGCACCACTCAGCGGACCCGGTCAGCAGCGCCGCGCCCCTCACTTGCTGGTGCCGCTCTTGCTGCCGGCCGCGCCACCAGCGGACTTCCCACCGCCGGCGCCGGTCCCACCGCTGGTCTTAGCCGAGGAACCACCACCGGCCCGGCCGCTGGGGCTGCCGGAACCGCCGGCCGCGCCACCGCCGGAGCTACCGGAATCACCGGCCCGGCCGCTGGGGGCCTCCGGGGGACCACCACGGGCAGCGGTGTCGGCGGTGTCGGTGTCACCCGGCCCGCCGGCCTCCACCGATTCCTTGAGCCGGTTCTTGTACGCCAGGTCCTGTTTGTCGTCCCTGGACCCCGCCCCGGCCCCGGAGCTGGCCCCGCCACGGTCGGTGCCGCGGATCCCGGTCTGGGCACCCTCGGGCTGCCCGGTCTGCCCCTCGGACAGGCCACCGGTCGGGTCCCCGGACGGTTCGAGGCCCGGCGGGTTTTCTGACCCGTCGTTGTGCGGGTTCGCGCCGGGGCTGTACTCCGGCTGTGACCACGCCTTCGTGGTGGCCTTCGCGCCGGACTCCGGCCCGGGGATGTCCTCACGGGCGGGGACATCAGCGGCCTGGTCCTGCTGCGGGCCACCGGGCTGGTCCGCCGGCTGGGCGCCCTGGTTAGCGGGCTGCGCCTGGGTGGTCTGGTCGTCGTCGGGCATGACAGCGCTCCTCTCGGTTTACGGTGGGGCCATGAACAATGAGCTGGTCGCGGTGTTCGGCGCGGACATTTACGAGGCGAACCCGCCGCGGTGGTGGCGGAAGTGGCCGCCGTGGCGCCGCCCCCGTGTGGTGCACGTGGGCTTCCGCCACGGCGGCCCGGCGGAACCCCGGATGGGTATCTCCTGGGACAGCTTCGGTACGGCCCGGCTGGACTTCGGCGGTCAGCCCCAGCCGGACAGCGGCGGCGGGGAGTAATCCACCACCGGGTCCGGGTCACCGGCCGGGTAGATGACACCCCACCCGAACCCGCCCTCGGGGTTGTGGATCTCATCGTGAGCCCAGCTCCCGGCGACCTCGGGCCACACCTGCCACACCCGCGACCGGGGGTCGGTGGACGGGGTGACGTCGTGCAGCAGGATCAGCCCCCCACCGGGGCGGACCAGCGGCCCGTACATGGCCACGTCCGAGCGGACCCCGGCTGGCTGGTGGTCCCCGTCGATCACCAGGACGTCGATCAGGTCACCGCCCAGCTGGGCGGTGAGCCAGTCCCGGGCGGCGGGGTCGTGGGAGTCACCGCGGAGCACCACCGCCCCGTGGGTGTCCAGGGGCAGGCCTGACCCGCCGGTTTCCCGGTCGTTGTCGTCCAGGGTGATGCCGTACACCCGGTCGCACACCGACCGCCACGCGAACAGGGTCCCGCCCCGGTCACAGCCGATCTCCACGACCACGCGGGGTTCAGCGGCGGCGATGACTTCCAGGGCCTGTTTCAGTTCGTAGGGGTCCTGGGATGCGCCGTACAGCATGGCCTGGCGGATGACCGGGTCAGCGTCGTACCCGCCCCACCACCCGGTCACGTGCGGTCCCGGTCGGCCGCCCCACGTCCCGTTTCGATGGCCGCCGCGAACCACGTCAGCATCAGTCCCTCGGTGTCCACCGGTTCGTGGATGCCACGGTTACCGATCTGAGCGAGGCGCCTGACCCCGAACCTGGCGGCGAACCGCTCCGCCCAGTGCGCCGCGTCGGTGTCACCGTGCAGGTCGGTGTCGCCTTCGGTGGCGTGCTCCAGGTCAGCCATTGCCATCACTT